CAATCAGTAACATCTTGTGCCATTGGAACTTCTGTATGTAACCAATGTGCTTGTTGTTGTTTTAACCAGTAATCATATGCCTTTGGATATTCAAAGGGCTTGTACACAACTCTTTCTTTTAATAAACTCATATATACTTATATATTTGGTAGGGCGTTAGATGAAAAGACCCGTCAGATAGAAGTCTTTCGGGGCATGTTAATAAATATCCCATCATAACTTATTTGCAAAAATATCCTCCAACTTTTCTTTACTTACTACAGAAAAAGGACTTGCTTCAGTAGCAGTCTCTTGTTCCATTTTATCCTTAAATTCAATATGACCATTATTCGTATCCATTATAACGTTAAAAGTCATTCCGTCCATCCCGTATCTATTTTTCATCACATGGACTCTACCGGTTCCTAATACTTTATCTTCCTTTTGTCTTGATAAAGATAAACAGATATCAGCTACCATCATTTTATCGTAACTACCTGCCGCTTTATCTCCTTCTATAACACTATCTTTAGCTCCCATTCTATTAACCTGCGACGGTGTAAGTATAGGGATTTTAAGTTCTTTAGCTAGTCCTTTAGTTGCAATAAAAACGTCATCTATTTCATCTTTTCTTTCGTAGTTTTTACCTCTAGATGGAGCTTTTAAATAATCTACATAATCAATGATAACTATATCTGGTTTATGGTCCATATCTATACATTTCTGTATATGAGCTTTAATAGTATTTACGGATGCTCCTTTTGGTGGATATTCTTTTACTATTAACCTTCCTTTGAGATTATCTATATGAGTTTGTACTTCTTTTCTCTTTTTATTTATTTCGTCAATTCCGTATCCAGTGAAGTAACAATCAAATCTTTTACCGACATAATCTTCTCCGAGCTCCAAAGTATAATAATTAACCTTATGGCCCAACTGCACAGCATGAGCAGCAATAGCAACCATAGTCCAACTTTTACCGCCACCAGGGCTCCCAAATATAATACCCAAGTCACCAGGTCCCAATCCACCTTGTATACTGTCATTAAGGATAGACCAAGGTGTAGGTATAGTAGGGCGATAATCAACACGGTAACGACTTTCCACATCTTTATTATATTCATGTCCTATATTTTTATCAATACCAGCCTTCATTGCTTTATCAATCATATTACGAATACCATCGAAATCATGTTCTTTAAGAAGATCAGCTGAATTAAGTATTGCGTTTTTCATTTCTTGATTTCTACAAAATGTTGTAAACTCTTCCTGCACATACTCTAAATCGTCTTGAGATGCTTGATAGGAATTTCTTAACTCTTCTTTAACTGCTACTTGAAGTACCTCATTTTCTAATTTTTGAAGTTCTACTTTAAGAACATCCATTGTAATGTTAGTATGGTACTTATCAAAGTATTTAATGATCTGATCTATAATCCACTTATGGGTATCAGCATCAAAATAATCATTGTGTAAAACGTCTCTTACGTTTAGTAAAAACCCTTTATCAGTTAAAAGAGAACCTAGCACTTTTAGTTGAAATGCTTTACCGTAAGAATTTAGAGATTTTAATGTCATATAACCTTTAATTATTTTTAAATATAATCATTTTTTATTTAATAACCAACTAGATGATTGAATTTTATTTCCTACACCATCAATTAATTCTATACCTAGCTCTCTACAAATTTCAGCTTCTGGTATAGTATCATTATTTTGGTCTCCTCCGTTAGCAAAACAAAGCTCATGAGTTTCTCCGTATATTGCATATACTTCTTTTAAACTTGCTATTTGAGTTTTATCTTGATCAACAGATATCATTGCCCAATCCACATACTTAATAGCAGATATTATTTGCAATCTTTCATCTTCTTTTTGAAACTCTTTAGAACCTTTTAAAAATCTTTGCAAATCTGAATTAACAATAACAATTAACATATCACCTAGACCTTTACTAATTTCAAATAACTCTAAATGGCCTTTGTGAATAGGATTAAAATATCCGCTAACAATTACTGCTTTCATAATTTTCTGCAATCAATCTTTTAAACTTAGTTGTAGACCAACCATGAGAACGATCTATATAGTGAATAGGTACTTTTAAATCGTCTCCAGTAAATGGTTTATTTTTATAGTCATCACCTAAAAACCTAATATCAAACTGACCTAATTTAAGTAAATCATATAACTGTTCTTCATAAGTATATCTAATTACGTCATCTACATACTTAATACTTTCTAACATATCCTTTCTTTCTCTAGAAGAAAGTATAGGTTTTAATTTTTCTGGTCTTTCAATAGAAGGGTCAGTATGAAGTAATACTATCAATACTGAACAATTCTTTTTCATTTCCTTAAACATTTCAATGTAACCTGGATGTAGTACATCGAAATTTCCTGCTGTAACTCCTTTTGTCATTTTACTATTAATCCTCTAAAATTATCTAACCAACCTACGGTATTTTTTGTAATACCTTCTATACTATCGTTATCAAGATATTGTAAAAAAGCTCCTATTTGAGTTTTACTTACTTCAGTCTTCATACCTTCCATTACAACGTCTACTTCTTTATCATCTAAAGCAGTATCATGTAAGTCCATCATTTTAAAATTATTTTCTACGTTTTCCCAATTATGGATAATTTTAGAAAATATTTTTTTACCGTCTATGTTTCTTTCAGATACTTCAAAAATATAATCTAAATCACATTTCTGTTTAAGTAACTTAGGAAATTCAATCACAATCGTTTTTATACCTAATCCTTTAACTCCTTTTAAGTTATCTGAATTATCACCTAATAATGCTTTTACAATATTATAGTTGACTGGTAGTACTTTTAACTCATCAAATATATTATCTTTAGTAAATGTTTTCTTTTTTACTGGAGCATATACTTCTATGGTATCGTCAACAAGTTGTAAGAAGTCTTTATCAGAAGAAATAATAGTACATTTTTTTACTTTAGATATAGAAGATTGTTTAGCTATGAAAGCCATTATATCATCAGCTTCTAATTTTTCCATCTGTAATTGTACTACTGGTAAGCATTCTAAATAATCTTGGACTCGTAATAACTGTCCAATTAATGCTTCCATCTCCTGCTCTTTAGTATCATATAAACCCCAATGGGTTATACGAGACGTTGCTCTATGAGCTTTATAATCAGGGTTAATATTCTTTCTATTAGCAGAACCTCCCTTACCGTCCCATACTACAATTACTCTAGTCGGATCAAATATACGGGTAACATAACCTAAAGAACGAAGAAACCCTACGATACCACCAATATGGGTACCGTCAGGATTCATCGCCTTGAGCAATGAGAAACTACGAATTAACATATTCATAGCGTCTACAATCATAATATGATCGTTATATGCTCGGGGTGGGGTTTCTTTTAAGTTCTCTAGTAAATCTTTATGAGCCATTAGTCAAGCAGATTAGGAGTAATTGGATTCTCTTCTAAGTCTCCTTCTTCTATTAGATCTTTATGAGCCATTAGTCAAGCAGATTAGGAGTAATTGGATTCTCTTCTAAGTCTCCTTCTTCTATTAGATCGAAATCTAAACTACCTACTAATTTTAACCAATGATCTTTATGCGCATCTTTATACTTATCAATATCACGCTTATCGTCTGGAATAAAACCATGTTGAGTCATAACTATTCTACCTCTAGATTGTACTCCTCCTATATGATTTTTCTCTACCTGAACGTTAGTACGTTTAGCAAACTCTACCTGCATACCATCTTTAATAGCTTTTATTTTAGATGTACCTGGATTAGTTATATTACCAAAAGTAACTACTAATGTAGAATCATACCACATAGACATACCACCTTTATTTTGAAGTTTAGGCATACCCATAGGAGATTCAGGTTTCATCGTCCATACTTTATTAATTGCTACTAACGTATTAGTATAAGGAGAATTTTCCTTTCTTGATAAAAGTATCTTTTGATTTAAATTATTACCAAACTGAGTAGACATTGCACCAGCATTCCATTCGTTGTTATTCTTATTAGACCTAACTGATAAGTCACAAGGAACTGATCCTATACTATCCCAGAAGAAACACATATCATAAGGTAAGTTACCTTTAGCTTGTTCGTCAAGTAAATCTGCAATATAAACTGCTACATCTTCTATAGTATTTAAAGCACCTCTATCTGCATAAAGGAAATGTCCTTCATAATCAGTTACGGTACCATTTGCATCTACTACTTCTTCTACTTGTAATCCCATTTCTTTTGCATGTTCCCATGACCACTTCATCTCAGTAATAATAAAAACCGGGAGAATGCCCATTTTTTGAGCATTCACCGCAGCTTCAAGTAGGGCAGTTGTTTTGCCCGTATCACTATGACCTCTGAGTAAAGTGATGTGCCCGGTAGGGATACCAGGTAAAGATGTAATATCTTGAAAAGCTTTAGATAAAGGTATCCATCCTTGCTCCTTAAATTTTACTGAAGCATTAGAATATCCTTTCTTCTTTTTAAAGTTTGATAAATTGAACGACTTCTGAACATTCTTAGTCGCTCTTTCAATTGTTTCTTGTTTTTTCTTTGCCATTTTTATGAATCGAATAAGTCATCAAATTTACTAACTGCGTCTTTATTGCCAGCCGTAGCTGTTTCCAAAGTAAAGTCTGTCTTTTGTTGACCTAAGCTTTCTGGCTTTGAATTTTCTGTAGAATCTTCAGAAGTACCTAATGTAGCTTTTTTAAGTTGCTTTTTAATAAACTCATAATCATAAGCTTTATATACTTCTAAAGGTTTAGGTTGCTCTTTTAACCAAGTTTCAACTAATGTATTATCGTCAGATAATGGAGTTTGTTTTGGTTTAATTCTTAATTCCGTTTTAGGATAAGGGTTTTGAGCATTTCTTGGAGTCATTTCAACGATCATATCCCAACCGTTAATAACATCTGTGTAATCACCTACATCTTCATCTTTAGCTAGTTTAAGTAAAGAATCATAGATAGTAATACCGAAGTTCCATAATCTAACTCCTTTATCTTCTTCTCCTCTTACTACAACTGGAGCTAATATTCTTGTTTTAGGTGAATACTTTCTTGCTTCGTCAAAGTTATCATCACCTCCTAATTTTCTTAACTCCTTAACAAACTCCTCTACAGGATCTTGCTTACCAAAATTTGATAATGCAGGAATAGGAAAATCAAAGTTGTAATGAAACTTCATTTCTGTAAATGGATACGTAGGATCCACGACTGATGGTACTAATCTAACCACCTGTTTACCTTCTTGGGGTCTCCAAAAAATTGTTGTATAGTCAATCTTTTCTTGAGGCTGACTATTTTTATTGAACGATTCTAAACGGTCGTTCACTTTACTAAAATCGAGTGCCATATATAACTAATTTAATTTATAACTTATTATAACTATAATATAAGAACTTTTTATTTGTTCTCCAACTCTACTATCTTAAAAAGTTTTGTATTAACCCTTTTAAGTTCGGGTCCTTTAGTAAGTAGTATACAGTTTCTATAGTCTGTCCAATTGATACGATAAGTTGTATCAAGAACGCCTTCGTTTAACTCTTTAATTAAAGTATTTAAGGCGTTAATTGTATAAAGAGTATTTGACTCTTTCTTCCTATGAACGAGAATAGTGTTCTCAAGGAATGTTCCAATATTACCAAAATCAACATTATAAGTACAAATATACTCATCTTGGGACTTGGAATAAAGGACAAAAATTTTATTGTATATAATCTTGTACCTTTCCTGAATTTGTTCCAGAATCGAATCTAATGTCTCTTCTGTAGCAAAGGTACAGAACAATTTGTTGCTCATATCTTCGTTCAAATAGATTGGTTCGATGTCATAATCGAAATTTGAATGTATAACTTCATTTATCATATATAAATATCTTTTCGTTTTATAAACTTAAATCTTTAGAGTATTTTAATCTCGTTGGGTATTTTCCACCGGATTCCAATATCTCTTTTAACATTTCCACTGTTTCTTCTCCATCTTCTTTATAAAAATCAAAAAGTAATGCATCATAAGTATAAAGTACGAGTTGAGTTTTCTTATCTTTTAAGTACCTGAGTACTTCTTTAATAATAAGGATATTTCTTGAGGTCTCCAAACTTTGCATAACATAATTCATCAACTTCTGTGGATGCATATCCTTTAACGTCTTAGTGAACGGCTTATTACTAATCGGCGCCAAGACTCTTCCGTTAGTTTCGTATTCGGACCAAAGGTCTTTAATAAATCCGTCGATTTTTTCAAACACGTCAAGAAAAGCGTGTTTCTCTGGTATCTTTCCGTAAATTGCTTGAAAGTTAATCTGTTTGGCTTCATTGTATTCTTCATCTGTTATTTCTTCTTTTTCAAAATATAGTTTAGCTAGTTGTTTATGAGCTGATTCATCTGATAAAGGGTAACCAATCTGCTCACAAAGTAGCCTAAGGTGGTAACCATCAAAATCCAACTCAATAAAATAATCTCCTTTCGGATGAAAACAAGATCTAAACTTTCTGCCTTTAGGTATAGCAGCAAAATTAACGCTATTAAAAGCATTAGTAGGTCTAGATGTAACATTATATAGATTATATGAGGTTAGTACTGTATTATCAACAATATTGTAAAGAGGATCTTTAGGATTAAACATTTCATTAAATGCTTCATAATAAATTCCTAATCCTGATTGTTCTAATAAAAAGAAAACATTAGTTGCAATATTATTATAAAAATTAAAATTATCTGGTATTTTTAAATCTAAATATTTTTCAATAGAATTATATCTTTTTTCATATTTTTCGAATAATTTAGATAAAGGTATAAGTTGATTTATATTTTTAAAATTTGAGTATCTATTATAATAATAGTTTACAGTCGACACGTCTTGATTTATTTGTAATTTATCAAAATTAACCATTGAATATAATAACGATAAATCTATAGCAGACTGTATATTAAAGTGGTAAAGCAATTCTTTCTTATCATATGTATATATTTGTTTGCATGATAAAAGAAGCTGGGATATACGTTCTTTAGATACGTTCAGGCCTTCATCATGATTAACAGGTATAATAAAACCTCTCTTACTTTTAAGAGGTCTCACATAAACTGCTACTGTGGATGTAAGTTTAGGATGAAAATTATCATTAGATGAAATAACTTCTATATAAAACCCTAAATTTGATAACCGTTGTAAGTTTTCAAGCTTACTTTCTTCTTCTATAATATAAAACACTTATACAACCTTTTAAATAATATAAGTAAAAAATATTATAATACCAACTAATATGAGGAATAAGAAGACCTTCTTAAAGTACCACCTTGAGTAGTAGGTTGGGAAACCGTAGTAGATTGAGTTTCTTGATATGTTTGCTGCTGTGCTAATTCTGTAGGAGTTTCTTCATTAGTCCCAACGTAATCTAATTGAGGATGAATTGCTTTTGTATGTCTTGCACCTGCCATTGGACCTAATGT